GGTGCAAAACCAGAAGTACGTCCTGGTAAAATGATTCTGACTAACGGAGATCCGCGTGAAGTACTCCAGCCATTCAACTTTGGTCAAGTTAATCAAATCACTTTTGCTCAAGCAGGAGCATTGCAGCAAATGGTACAGCAGGCGACAGGAGCCGTTGACTCAGCAGGAATCGCTGGTAGTGTTAACGGCGAGGCTACTGCCGCTGGTATTAGTATGTCTCTTGGCGCTATTATTAAGCGTCATAAGCGCACACTAATTAACTTCCAGCAGTCTTTCCTAATTCCATTTGTTAAGAAAGCTGCACATCGGTACATGCAGTTTGACCCAGAAAACTACCCTGTTGCTGACTACAAGTTTAATGCAAGCAGTACATTAGGAATTATTGCTCGTGAATACGAAGTTACTCAGCTTGTACAGTTGTTGCAGACTATGGGTCAGGACTCACCATTGTACAGTACACTAATACAGTCAGTTATTGACAACATGAACTTGTCTAACCGTGAAGAGCTTATTGCAGCTATGCAGCAAGCAATGCAGCCTAATCCTCAAGCACAACAAATGCAAATGGAGGCTCAGCAAGCGCAGATGGCATTCCAGCAGTCACAAACTGCAGCACTGTCTGCTCAAGCTCAAGAGTCACAAGCTCGTGCCGCTAAGTTGGCAGCAGAGGCTCAAGCAGTACCTCAAGAGCTTGAGATTGACAAGATTAACGCTATTACCCGTAACCTGCGTGAAGGTGACCAAGAGGACAAAGAGTTTGAACGTCGTCTAAAAGTTGCTGAAACGCTTATCAAAGAAAAAGCAATAGACCAAAAAGGACAATCTAATGCTAATAACGCAACGCGAAATGCAAATCCTCCTAGACCAGATCAACAACAACTTCAAAGGCCAGTTCGACCGTCTGGACCGACTGGAGCGCCAAGTAGAGGAGTTGAGTAATGCCGGCAAAGAAAGACCCAAGACTAGCACGAGCGGGCGTAAGCGGGTACAACAAACCAAAGCGGACTCCTAATCACCCTAAAAAGTCCCATGTAGTTGTTGCTAAGGAAGGCGACAAAGTAAAAACCATACGCTTTGGCCAACAAGGTAAAACAGGTGACAAAACAATGACCAAAAGGGCTAAATCGTTCAAAGCTAGACACGCTAAGAACATAGCCAAAGGTAAGATGTCAGCTGCATTTTGGGCTAATAAGGTAAAATGGTAATCAAGTAAAACCAACAGCCGTGAGGCTAAAGCACGTCGTGATGACGTTAGGAGAACACAATGCGAACACTACTAGTAGCAGTAATGCTGCTGTCGTTACAGGCATCAGCAGACACTAAGATTCTCATAGAAAAAGCAGATCAGCAGTACGTAGTTATACCTAGCTGCGACATATCTGAAGACGTAACTAAAGTCAGAGTAAGTAGACTTCAAGTAGGCGCACCAGTATTTGTTAAACACAAAGACCGACAAGTTCGGTGTACAGTAAAAGACTACTATCAAGTAAGGAGCTAATTATGCCAATGGTTAACGGAAAAAAGTACGCATACACAGCAGCAGGTAAAAAGAAAGCTAAAGCAGCGGCAAAGAAAACAGGCAAGAAGGTTAGCTATGGCTCGCGCAAAAAGTAAAAAAGCTAACGACGCTTGTGCGCGTAAGGTCAAAGCTAGGTACAAAGTCTGGCCTTCCGCGTACGCTTCTGGTGCTGTAGCTAAATGCCGTAAGGTAGGTGCTAAAAACTGGGGTAACAAAAGTGGCCGTAAGAAAAAGTAAAGAGGGTGCAGCCCTTAAGAAGTGGTTTAAAGAAGACTGGGTGGACGTTAAAACGGGCAAGCCTTGTGGTCGTAAGTCAGCTACCAAGAGTAAACGTCCTTACCCTTCTTGTAGACCTAAAGCTGTTGCAGCTAAGATGACCAAAGCTGAGAAGGCTTCTTCTGCACGACGAAAGACCGGACCTGCTAAAATAAAACATGCAGTTACAGCTTCAGGGAGACGTAGAAAAAAGTGAGTTATGAAACTAAAGTAAAGCAAGCTTTAGATATATGTTTAAACAAAAACTACTTCAAGGGGAACGACAAAGAAACAGCCATAGTAATGTACTCAGGTGGTATGGACAGTGTGTCATTACTATGGAACCTTTTGGAACACACAGAACAAGACATACACGTACACTCTATACACATTGACAACTCTGAAGGCCGTGTTAAAGCAGAAGCAAAAGCCATAGAGAACACGATCAACTACATGAGGAAGAACCAAAGACCCTTTGAGTTTTCTTCCTCAGTGTACTCTTGGAAAGCTAAGTATCCAGGTGGTAAGGACATGGTGCTTGCACTATTCCAAGCTATGAGGGTTGCTTCTGGTTTAGGTAAAACATTTAACATTGTTTATACAGGCGACTACAACATCTTTAGGGACGAAGGTGCTGAAGCACAAGGCGTGTTAAACGCACTATGCACTACACGTCGTGTTAAGCCTATTTGGTTAGCACCTTTTGAACACATGACGTACAACTCTGTAGAACGTAGCAAAGGCATCTACTTAAGTATGCCTGAAGAGCTACGTGAGATGTACTGGTCCTGTAGACATCCTACAGATGCTCTTGATGGTTTTATTGTGTGTGGTGATTGCCATGCTTGTGATCGTCAAAAAGCAATGCAAGAAAGTCTAAAAAAAGACTTGACAAATGAATAAAAATATGCTATACTATTACTATAGTTAAACATTAGAGGAAACTATGACTCCCGAGCTTGAAACTTATTTTAATAATTATAACGAACTCTTCAACCACGAAGGTTTCAAACAACTCGTACAAGAACTCTCTACTAATGCTACTCAGCTTGCTGATATTCAAACAGTAAAAGACATAGAAGATTTACATTATCGTAAAGGACAAGTAGCTGCCTTTGCGACTATTATAAATTTACAAAACACTATTACTGCTGCTAGAGAGCAAGCAGAAGCAGAAGACGAAGAACCTTTAGATGTTTAAGGTCTATGACTTCCGTTGCACTAACGGACATGTCTTTGAAGAATTCGTACAGCCTAACGTCACAACTAGTAGGTGTGGTTGTGGCGCTAATGCTAAGCGATTAGTGTCTGCCCCATCTTTCCACCTTGACGGTGCTTCTGGAGACTTTCCAGGTCAGCACATGAAATGGGTTAGGGAACATGAAAAAGCCGGACGCAACAAAAAGAAGGACGCCTAACGGCTAACCCTTTTACATTTATCTCCATAACCATAATAAAAGGCGGAGTAGTTTAATATGTCAAGAGCGACAATTATAGACGAGCGTATTGAAGACGACTCTACAGCAACTGATCTTGAAGCTACATCATTTGATGAGCCAACTCAAGAAAAACCTAAACTGAAAGCCAAACCTCAAGAAGAAGATTTACCAGATAAGTACCAAGGTAAATCAGTGCAAGAAATTGTACAGATGCACCAAGAAGCTGAAAAAATGCTTGGTCGTCAGTCTTCCGAAGTTGGTGAGTTACGTAAGGTCGTAGACGACTTCATTCATACACAACTCGAAGAAAAGCAACAAACACCTGTTCAACAGCCCGTTGACGATGATGACGACATTGATTTCTTTACTGATCCAAAATCAGCCGTTAGTAAAGCTATTGAGAATCATCCTAAAATTAGAGAAGCGCAGGAATACACTGCTCAGTACAAGAAGCAAACCGCACTTGCACAACTACAGTCAGAACATCCTGACATGCAAGACATACTAGGTGACGCTAAATTTGCTGAGTGGATTAAAGCTTCTAAATACAGGACTCAGATGTTTGTAGCAGCAGACCAGGAATATGACTATGACGCTGCTAACGAGTTGTTTAGTCTTTGGAAAGAGCGTAACCAGATGGTTAAGCAGACAGCCAAAGTAGAAAGAACAGCACGCAAACAATCTCTCAAAGCCGCAACTACCGGAACTGCTAGAGGAACAGCAGAGCGGTCTCGTAAGAAGACTTATCGTCGGGCTGACATAATTAAACTCATGCGAACCGACCCTGAACGATATCAGTCTATGTCAGACGAGATATTCAAAGCATACGCAGAGGGTCGAGTTAAGTAGCCTAATTATCAAGGAGATTTATCATGGCTGGCGAAACCTCTGGAACTTATTTTACAGCTAATGCTGTAGTTGACAAAACCGCTGCTGGTACTTTTATCCCAGAAATCTGGAGTGACGAAGTAATTGCAGCATACCAAAAGAACCTCAAGCTTGCACCTCTTGTAAAGCGTATCCAAATGTCTGGTAAGAAAGGTGACGTAATTCACATTCCTAAGCCAACACGTGGATCTGCTTCTGCAAAGGCTGAAGCCACTGCGGTAACAATCCAAGCAAACCTTGAGTCAGAACTGCAGATTGCTGTTGACCGTCACTTCGAGTACTCACGTCTTATCGAAGACATCGTCGAAGTACAGGCGCTTAACAGCCTCCGTCAGTTCTACACTGAAGACGCTGGCTACCAGCTTGCTCTTAAGGTAGACACTGACTTGCACTCAGCAGGTACTGGCTTTGGTGACGGTGGTTCAATCGTGTACTCTGGTTCAGTAGCTCCTACTGACTATCAGCACACTGGTTGCTTCTTTAATGACAACGGCACAACTACTCAGTACACTGACGACACGCTTGTTTCTGGTGACGACTTTACTGATGCGTTCTTCCGTGACATGATTCAGAAGATGGACGACAACAATGTTCCTATGGAAGACCGTTGCCTAATTATCCCACCTGCAACTCGTAATGCCATCATGGGCATTGACCGTTACGTGTCTTCTGACTTCGTAAGTGGTCAGTCAGTTAACAGCGGCCTCATCGGTAACCTGTACGGTGTAGACATCTACGTGTCTTCTAACTGTGCAACTATCGAAGCTGCAGCTGACAACACTGCAGGAACCGTTGATACACGTGCTGCTCTTCTCTTCCACAAAGACGCAATTGTCATGGCAGAGCAAATGGCTGTACGTTCACAGACTCAGTACAAGCAGGAATACCTCTCGACTCTGTACACAGCTGACACGCTGTACGGTGTCCAGGTTTACCGTCCTGAAGCTGGTTTCGTTCTCGCAGTTCCTTCTGCATAAGAACGACAAGAGGGGTCAGCAATGGCCCCTTTTTTAAGCAGTTCAAGAGGGAAAGGCACTGCACTGCTTAGTACCTCTTATTTCTCGTGCAGGAGAAAGTATGAAAACATGTAGTGCATGTGAGGTGCAAAAACCTTACGAAGAATTCCATAAAAACTCATACGCTAAAGACGGTTTACAAACACGGTGTATAGAGTGCAGAAGAAAGCTCGAAACAACAAAAGATTATCGTGCTATCTACATTAATGACAACAAATGGCGTTTAAAACAACTTTACCACGCAGCTAAAGCAAGAGCTAAACGTAAAAATTTAGATTTTAATTTAACTGTAGAAGACGTGCTAGAGATGTATCCAAAGGAAGGTTTCTGTCCTGTTTTCGGTTTTAAGTTTGAATGGGGAACTCGTAAAGACAGAGACAAAAGTCCTTCTATAGATAGGATAGACAGTACAAAAGGATATGTTAAAGGTAACTGTCAGATTATCTCATGGAAAGCAAACAGAATTAAATGCAACTTTACATTAGAAGATCTACAGACAGTTGTGGACTTCTTAGGAGGATAGCCCCATTAGCAATTACACTAAGACTACAGACTTTGAAGCTAAGGACTCGTTACCTACAGGCGACTCAGGAAAGATCATCCGTGGCGCTGAATTTGAAACAGAGTTCGATGCAATCTCTACAGCTATTGCAACCAAAGCTGACACAGCAGGGCCTACGTTTACCGGAACCCTGACCTTTGAAACTATTTCTGACGGAACCATTGGTGTTACTGCATTCGTTGACGAAGACGATATGTCGTCCGACAGTGCAACTCTGGTTCCTACACAGCAGTCCGTAAAAGCTTACGTTGACGCTGTAACCACAGAACTTCAAGCTCAAGACCTAGACTTCCAAGCTGACACAGGCGGTGCACTAAGCATTGACCTGGACACTGAAACTATGACGTTTACTGGCGGCACTGGTATTACTACTACTGGTCTAGCTAATGACGTTACCTTTGCTATTGATTCTACCGTTGCCACACTGACTGGTACACAGACGCTTACCAATAAGACTCTCACGTCTCCTGACGTAGACACTCCTGACATCGACGGTGGTACTATTGACGGTGCCACTATTGCTACGTCAGACATTACAGTAGGCACTGGTAAGACCTTGGACGTCTCTAGCGGCACACTAACGTTGGCTGATAACCAAATCTCTGGTGACAAGGTTGAAGGCGGTACTATTGCTTCAACTACGATTACAAGCCTAGCTTCTACTACTGTAGACACAACCAATCTAGAAGTAACCAACATTAAAGCTAAGGAC